CTTGAAGTCGAAGTGGTAGCCATCAACGGCCACATCGTGGATCTCGCCCGTAGACATGGCCTGAAGGGTCATGTACGACAACTCGTTGTGAACACCGCCGAGCATGTTGGTGGAGTTCTGGATGAAGCAGTCGGTCAGAGCCTCACCGAATGTCAGGTTAGACAGCTTGGCTACCTTACGCAGCTCAATCATGTCATCCTGGATGATGCTGAAACCGTGACCTACCTGCGGAAGAGTACCGCCGTAGATTTCCCATCCCTGAGTGCTGCGCTGCGGCTTCTCAGACTGAGTACCCAGCACAGAGGCACGAACCATGATGGGGGTTTTCTTCACGCCCTGCTTCCACTCACGGTCGTCGGTCGGCTCGCCCCATGAAGCGTAGTTGCGCCAGATAGCACGGTTGTACTTGGCGTTTACGTTGTCGAGAAGCAAACCGAAGCTCTCAGCGTCCACATACTCATGCAGACCGCTGATGCCGTATAAATTAACGTCTCTCATAATCTAATTCTCCTTTCTTTTACTTGCGGTTAGAGAAGCGGAAGAAACAGCCTGCCTCACGGAGAGCGGCCTTGATGCTGTCAGTCAGAGGCGGCATACGACGCTCCAGTACGGGCTTGTCGATGCAGTTCCATACAACATCAATATCCATAGCGTAAGCGTCCTTGTCAAGAACGTTGTCACAGAGGGTCAGACCGTTGGGAACGACCTTTACCTTAGAGTCGTCGCCGGCCTCGGCAAGGATAGCACCCTCGGCGATACCTGTAGCGGCATCGACGGTCAGCACGTCCACGTCGGCAGCGGTAGTGTCAATGGCAGTGATGGTAGCCACCTTGTCAGCGGCAGCAGTGAGGTCGTTGCCGACCACAATCAGCTTCATGCCGACCTTGGCGATACTGCCAGTCTCAAACTTCTCCACGGTGACGGCGGTACCTTCTACCTTTTTCACCTTGAAGGTGTACAGGGGAACAACAGTGCGAGCCTGCTCGTCGGCATAGACAAGCGTACCAGCAGCCATCGCATTGCCGTACTCAGGCATCAACTTCAGGTCGATGTCGAAGCCGCCGACAAGGATGGTGGGCTTGCCCTCGTAGCACTTGCGGACACCGCCCCAACTCTTGCTCCACTTCACGTAGTTGTTAAGAGTTCCTGTTCTCATCTTTGTTAAACTTTAATGCGTTAATAAATCTCTTTTCTCTCTTCGGCCTACATGAATCCCTTTTCGAGATTCTGAGCATATTGTTCCTGCTCTGCGGCCTCTTTCTTCAGTGCTTCGAGGCGGGCTTTGACGAATGAGTCGGTCTTTCCTTTGGGACCTTCTCCAGTTCCGTTGCCTCCGAAGGGTGTCGCACCGTCGCCGTAGTAACGCTTGTACTGTTTCTCGTAAGCTCCAACGGCAGATTGTTTCAGCGCGTCAAATGTGGGATTGTCACCGTAGTCGAGATGGTCAAGGGCATCGTCGATGCAAGCCTCATTGTTGGCTTTCAGGCCAACGAGGTGCTGCTTCAGCTGATTCTTGACGGCCACAAGTTTCGCGTTCTTCTCACGCTCCGCTTGGCCTGCTGTAAAGTCAGTGATAGTCTTAGTGAGCTTGCCGATTACACCGTCCTCAGCCGTAAGACCGCCCATCGCCTTGGCGATAGCGTCCGCAATCTTGGCGTCGAGGTCTTTTTCGTCACCACCATTGGGGTCGGGCTTCTGGTCTGGCTTCGGCTCCGGGTGTTCCTTCTTGTAGTCCTCAACGGCTTTGCTAACTGCGGCTGCAATACGAGCCTCCACATCTTTTTCATGCTCGGTCTTGTACTGAGCAGCATAGTCCGTCTTGAACTTCTCCGCGAAGGTCTTGTCATCATGACGCTTCTGACCGGCGAACTGTTTCAGCAGCACAACAGGCAACTTCCACGTGTCGTCTGTAATCTTCGAATCGTCAGCAAACTGACTCAGAACCTCCGTGGCAAAACCGTCAAAAGTCTTGTCACTGATAATCTTCGCATCGTCATCTCCGATGCGGGTGCGTAAACCCTGAATGAGAATGTCTTTCTCCATTGCGTTAAAAATTAAATTTGTTATCCTGAAAGCAGTCTTTCTGCCTCGTTTCGTGTACAAATGTAAGATTTTGGGCGTTTTCAGCAATATGTTTAAAGAAAAACTTTGAGAAAAATTTAAAAACATATTGCAAAACAGCGATTTACGACTAACTTTGCCTACAAAATTTGATAGTTTATGGATGGAATAACAGGATTATCCACGCTTAACGGCAGACCGATATATTCAACGGAATATGTCGAGATGTTACGTGAGCAGGAAGATAAGAAGAAAAACTCAAAAATGTTTATCGCGCAGAAGGGGGCGCAGGAACTTGACCTACACTCCGATGTCGATATTCTCGTTACGGGAGGAAACCGTGGTGGCGGAAAGGCAAACCCGTACTACACACCAGTCGTGACCCCAAGCGGATTCAGGCGAATAGGCGATTTGAAGGTGGGCGACAAAATCTGCACACCATACGAGGGGTTGCAGGAAGTGTCGGCTATCTTTGAGCAAGGGAAGAACACTATCTACTGCCTGCACCTCGATGACGGAACGGAACTGCGCTGTATGGATAACCACAGATTCTATGCCCGCGCCCATGCCGACGAGCCCTTTATGGTATGGACGGCAAGGGATATATTCGACATTTACAAGATAGACATCAAGCCGCCATACGCTCTTAGGAACGGCAACGTTGACTGTGTTGAAATCCCCATCTGTGGAGAGGTGGAAATGAACGAGATGATGACACCTTCCGACCTGCCCATCCATCCGTTCATCGTAGGCTATTGCACGGCAAAAGGTATCTGGGAGTTCGAGAACTGCCGTGTTCCTATCGAAGAAGCAGATGTGTTTCCAATGCGACAAAAGGCTTATGCTATTGGCTATAAGTTATCATCCGACCGAAGGAAAGCCAAGTTCGTAAGTGGTATTACATTGGAGCAAAAAAGACAAGTCACGGCCTCGCGGTACGGTACACCAGCAAGAATACCACAGCAATACATGACGGCATCCATTGCCGCAAGGTGGGAGTTCCTGAGAGCCGTTTTGTACAGAAGTGGACGCTCAACGAAGAAACACCCGTGCGTGGAACTGCCCAACAAGCCTTATCTTGAAGATTTGGCGCAAATGGGGCGTTCACTTGGCATGTGGGTGAGAATTACGGAAATCACCGATGACCCCGAGAAGGCTGGATATTGGCGTTGTCATTTCATCTCTCCTCACGATGCTGATTTGTGGGTCAAGAAAGCATATCAATACAAGGCACAGGTCAATGCCGACTATCAGAAGAAAATTCCCGTTGACTACAATGACAATGTGCTCACAAAAAAAATCCTATGGGTCTCTAAGTGCGAGAATAAGGTGGATTGCAGGTGCATAACGGTAACAGGCAATGACCACCTGTATATGACCGATGCTTTTACCATTAACCATAACACGGCACTCATGTTGATGGAAGGTCTCTACGACATTGGCAACAGACATTTCAACTCCGTGCTGTTCCGAAAGAACAAGGACGATTTCGACAACATCGAGAATGAGAGCCGGCGTTGGTTTAACTCACTTGGCAAGTATAACAAGTCAAAAGACGATATGACCTGGAATTTCAAGACGGGCGCAAAGATGTCCTTTGACACGTTCGACATGGACTGGAAAGCGTTTGACGCAAAATATCGTGGCCAGCAGTACGCCTACATCGGAATTGACGAGTTTCCACAAATGCCGTTCGAATATCTGAAAATCCTCATGGGTAGCAACCGAAACACAATCGGTGTACGCTCGCGAATACTCGGCACATGCAACCCTGACCCACTTTCTTGGCTCCGTGTGTTCATTGACTGGTGGATTGGCAATGAAAATACGGTTTATTCCGACGGATTGAAACACCCGGAACGTAAGGGATTCCCGATACCAGAGCGCGACGGCGTTGTGCGCTACTGCTACATGGGTCAGGCAGAGTCCGTTGACGGCATTATCTGGGGCGACACGCCCGAAGAGGTCTATGAACAATGTAAATCTGATATTGACGCTGCATGGGACCCTCGTTTGGAGGAATACGGTTACGACAAGATGACGTTTGCCGTCAAGTCTGTCACGTTCATCAAGGCATCCATACAGGACAACAAGGCGTTGCTGAAGAACGACCCCGGCTATGTCGCTTCCATACTCAACAAGTCGCCCGAAGAGAGGGCAAAGGAATGGGACGGAAACTGGGACGTGGTGAAAGCGTCTGACGATATGATCCAGTCCTACCACATGGAGAAAATCTTCGGCAATGCGAAGATGTTTGGCGACAACATACGCCGCGCCACATGTGACGTGGCTGGCGACGGCGGTGACAACTGCGTGACGTGGCTATGGATTGGATGGCATGTCGCTGACGTGTTCGTCTGTCGCCGCGACCTCTACACTACACCCACCCTTATACGCTCAAAACTGGAGGAATGGGGGGTGCTTGAAGAGAATTTCGCCTACGACCTCAATGGCGTCGGGCAGGTGCTTAAGGGTGCTTTCAAGAGGGCTATCCCATTCAATAACGAGGAGGCCGTGGATTTGAAGTACAAGTTTATGTACAACAACAAGAAATCACAATGCGCCTACAAGTTCGCAGAGCGGACACAGCAGGAAGGGTGGAGCATCGAATATTCCCTGCTGTCACGGAAATATCACATGGGGAAGGACTTGCGCACGTTGCGCGACATCTTGCAGATTGAGCGCAAATGCGTGAAACAGGATATGGCGAAGGCTGACAGGGGCTGGTGCATCATTCCGAAGGAACAGATGAAGAAGCGTGACTGTGTAGGCCATTCCCCCGATTTCTTCGAGGCTTTGTTCATGCGCGAGATTTTCGAAATCAAGTCCAACACGGTTACGATTCCAAAGTTCCTGCAAGGGCATATCCTCAAAAGGAGGGTCATTTCACGGAGAATAGTTAGTTAAAAAACAAGTTTATATGGCACAACAGAATGATTTCATCAGAAGCCTGCTGATTAAGAGGCCGTTCTTCCGAATCAGCCCCGAATCTCCATTCAAGAATGAGCAACGGATTACAAGCCTTGCAGAACGTTCTGTGAATAACGACAAGGTTATTCGGATGGAGGTGTCACAGGCAAGTTTTATCAGAGACCTCGACACCGACTCCCATGCCATCAATGACAGGGAAATCTACAAGACGTACTGGCAGAAAGACGAGGACGGGAAGTATTACGAGGTAGACTTTCCACGTTACGCTTTCCCGTTCCAGCAGGAAATCCTCAACGACAGGCTGGCACGTCTGACGGGTAATGACGTCCAGTTTGACCTTGCCGACATTGACAAGGGGAAGGAAGGCTGGGATATATACAACAAATTCAAGGCTGGTTGGGCTGACAAGGCTATGGAAAGAGCGTGGCACTACGTCGCCAAATCAGTACTTTCTACAGGCGACGGTGCTTTCGTTGGCATCCTTGACAAAGGGGAGTTTTCTTGGAAAGTCCTGTCATATACCAATGGCGACGTTCTCTATCCGCATTACAATCGGAGGACGGGCAAGCTGGAGGTGTTTGCGCGTACATATTCCACATACGATGACAACGGCGAAGTAAAAAGCTACATCGACGTATGGGATAACGAATACTATTACAGATTCGTGGAGTCCGACGGCGACACCAACGAAAAGAAAGATGTTCAGGGTTTCGATGTCGGAGGGTATGTGCTTGAAATCATGGAAAGACACGGATTTGACCGTATTCCCGTAGCCTACAAACGCAACGATTTTGGCCCGTGCTGGTCACAAGTGCAGGAAGCTATCGAACACTACGAAGCTGCGTTCTCACGCCTCGCACAGAGTAATCACGAGTTCGGGCTACCCATTCTCGGCCTGTATGGCGACGGTAAGGATATGGAAGAAATCGCCACGTCGGATATGTCATACGCTTCCAAGGTATTCCTTATTCCTACAGACGGCAGGGCTGAGTTCCTGAACCGCCAAGATGCATCTCCTGCTTACAAGACCGAGTTGGATGAATTAAGAAAGAAGATATACGAGGGTGCAATGGTGGTCAAGGCACCGGAACTGAAATCCGGCGACACACCTGCCGCCGCTATCAAATTGCTCTATTCTGATTCCTACAATATGGCTTTGCTGGAATCGCAGGAATACGACGAGCTCATGAGTGATATGGTGCATATCTTCAAGTGGGGATATGGTGTTGAGAGCGAGAATCGTCTTGCTTTCATGAACACACGAATCACCAACTGGATTTCTCCTTATATCCCTCAGAACGATTCTGAAATCACGCAGAACCTCGCATTGGCTGTGCAGAACAAGTTCGTGTCTAAGCAGACCGCATCCGAGAAATTCTATTTCTCCACGCCTAACGAGTGGGATAGAATACTCAAAGAACAGCATGAGGAGCAGATGCACGAACTACTTATCGAGGAACAACGTCTTGAAATGCAGAACGACGAGAACCTGGAATATCAGGAGGATTTGCAGGACATTCAGACGGATTCCCAGATTGAGGTCATCGAGGCTCAGAACAAGATGACTCCGACAGACGATGACAAAGCAAAGAAAGCACCCACAAAGCGGGGGCGGGTGAATACAGGCCGTGGCAGAGGCAGACCTAACAGGTCAGGCCGTCAATATGACAGTCAAAGAAATTGGGATGGCCGTAATAATTGGGATCGCGGCGCACAATTTTAATATAACGGGTGGCGGTTAATTCCGTCACCCACTTATAGGGTTTGAGAATGGAAGATACTATTTACATACAACTGCTTGACATCTACAAGCCCGTCACGGATGCAGACATCCAGACGGGGAAAAACTACGTCCTCAGACGCGAGAGTGCCGCCCGTGGGCTTTCCTCACTTGTAGATTCACTGCTGAAAGATGCGGCAGAGCAGATAACGCGCCTGTGCTACGTCTATAACATAGACCCGAAGGGCTTCTCAATCTCGTACAAGTACAACGAGAAACTGTTTGGGCAGATTAGCGCGATACTCGACCAATTGGAGGACGAAATCTTTGACCTGATGCTTGAATATGCCATGAAATGCACGGAAAGCGAGAAACGACGCCATCTGTTGCTCCCGTGGATTCTCGCATTGGGCAGGAACAACAAGACTCTGCGCACTATCCTGCAAAACAGGCTATGGATGTTCTCACGCGACCTCGAAGCGATGATAGCGACGGCAAAAATGGCAGAGTTCAACCAAAGCAAGGCTATCAGCATCATCAAGTCAAACCTACACACTGTCTACCAGATGCCGGGTATGGCAGCCGCATTTGCCAACTCGCATTTGTTTCAGGCAACCTACATACGTTCTAAGGGCGTAAAGCGCGGCAACGTCGGCAATTCCAACTCAGAGGCCAACAACATCGGGAGATATGTCAGGATGACCGTTCAGAAGGCATGGATGCGTAACCAATACTACAACTATCAGGAGAAAGGCACGGCAGGATATTACGTGCTACGAGGCTCAAACTATCCTTGCTCATTGTGCGAATCCTTTGTTGGATTCCATCCTATTGAGGACTTTGAGAGTATGCCTCCATTCCACGGCAACTGCTGTTGCTACACAGTACCGACATTCAATATTAACGATTAAAACATAAGAAATATGGCATTGAAATCACAACTTACCCCGCAGTTCGTAAAAGAGACGAAAAAGACGGGATTCGAGCCGGAA